GATTTAAGATACCCTGGGGTGATTTTAGATACCCTGGGGTGATTCACCAATAGAGAGTCGCTTTCGCTTCATTCAAGTTTTCCTTTGCCCGGAGAAGCGCCCCTGCTATTGATAAGCGATCGCACGCTCTTTCCGCTCGGTTAATGAACCGAACGCTGAGATCAATCTTTGTAACAGCTGTACCAATGAGTTCCCCTGTCTCATACAACCCTGCGTTATCGTGAATCCGCTCAATGTCATTCAGAGCGTACTCAACGCTCTTGAGCGTGTCCGAGAACACACGGGGATGATTCTCACTGCTGCGTTTTGTAAGCACCTGTAAGTCGCTCTGCGCGTCATAGAGGTACGATTCAGCCGTCTTAATCAACGCTTTATACGTCATAGTCTCTCAGTTCCTCCAGTACGGCCTTGAGGCACAGAATGGCGTCCTTCAAGCACCTGTCCAATTTGACGTTCTGCTCCTTGCTCATTTGTTTTGCACCAATCTCACCCATGTGCCATCTTGCACACCCCACCTTGCAAAGCGCGCTGCGAACGTAGGTAAGTTCGTCATACGCGCCGTACAGGGGGTTCTTTGAAAGCGCAAACCCGATATCGCAAATACTGTCACTCGCCATATCAAGCATCACGGGCTTCCACCGCTCACCCACGGTGTACACCGGGGTGGGGTCGGCATAGTCGCTCCAGACCAGGTCGCTCGGAAGCTTGGTTGCGTACAGTATCGCACAGGCTTCCCGCAGGCTGTCCATTGCTTCTCCGAGATCGGTCGCAGCTGTGAAAGACTCATCGATTCTCACGCGACACCCTCCTATACACATACGTCTTCCCGTCTTTGTTCCTTAATCGAATTTCACCTGGTGTATAGTCATTAAGACACGAAAACTCGTTACCCGTGATCTTAACATCAGAGTTCACCCATCCCTCATGTTCGACCTCACACCTGTGCGCGCTCTCCTCGGTGTGGTACATGGCTCCACAATACCCACACTCATACACAATCTTCATGCTTCCTCCTCTCCTGTGCAATCATCCGGTCAATACCAATTGCTCACCCTTTCGTATACAAAGACATTCCCTGCCTCATTCCTCAGTCGAATTTTACGCGGAGAGCCACAGCAATTCGGTGACAATGTGTCTTCGTCAACCTCAACCTTGGCGTTTCTCCAACTCTCGTGCTGAGACTCACAACGAAGCGCCTCTTCTTTGCTGTTGTAAACGTACCCACAGCACCCGCACTTATACAGAATCTCATCATCCCCGCCTCGCTTGCCACAAATGGTAACTTGCCTTTTCCAACGCCTCAAGGTACTTCCTCCTTTCAATGCACGGTGATACACACTCGCATACGCAATGTAATCACGCGCCTGCACAAGTTCCCGTTTGTTCAAATTGCACACCGTCCTTTCTATAACCATCCACGTCATTTTGCACAGTCTCTCGCATACACCCTAGGCTTAGTATTGTGCATTTTACACAGCTTTGATTCTGCGTAGTGAAGTTGCACAAAACGCTCAAAAACCGCTCCAGAAGTGTTGATTTATCAACGTTCTTATTTTTATGAGTCGTTCCTGTATATCTAAAACAGCCTTTCTCGGTTTTCCCTCGCAGTGGGTAATCAGATAGATCAGTAACCATAAGGCTTCTTTGAGTTCCTCATTGCAGGCATCCAGGTGGTAGTCAAACTCAAGAGAGTCGCAATTCTCATCTTCCTCCGTTAAATCCTTAAGAGCCGCTCGCAGGTGAATCTCGAGTGTTTCTACCCGTGCGAACCCCGGAGAGTCGGAAGGAAGACCCTTGCACAACTTCACACACCTCTCAAGCGATTTAACGGCTCTTGCTACATCAGACCTCTTCAATCTGCTCATCATCCCTCCATTTGTCCCACACAGACTCAATGTCCCAAAGGCGACTTTCAACTCTTCTCCGGCAGAGTAAGCACTCAATCGCTCGTACACCGTTTACATATTCAACGGTGTATTCCACCCAACGATCTGTTCCACAGTTGGGACAGGGTTTTATTTTCCTCGCCATGCTATTCATCAAAGAAGCTCTCTCTCAACCTTGCTAGAAAGCCATTTCGCAACGCAATTAGCATGGTTGAACTGCACTCTCACACCGTATGTTCTCTTAGAAGCATCCTTGCTACGGTTTTCATCATCTTCGTCCAAGAGTTCCATCTGGTACTTCCATAAGAGTTTCACCAACTCTCGCTTTTCCTGTTCTGTCATTCAATGCTCCTTTCATCTAGGGACGGTAAAAATTCGCTCTCCACAACTGCGACAAAAAAACATCTCAAACCCGGCCACCATCTTGACAACATAAAGGGTGTGACCACAAATACACCTCATGTTTCCCATCTTATGACCGTTTTCACACGCAACCGCTTCTCTCACAGTGTGGTACGACTTACCACAGGCCTCGCAGCAGTACAACGGTTTAATCTTCATCAAACCCTCCTGTAAACAACATCCGAACAACCCGGGGCTTCCAGAATGATGGTGTACGGTAAACCGTCCATCGTTAGTCTGGAAGACGCGTAGGTGACTCTTTTGATTCTGTAATCACTTCTGTGCCCCTTCTCACACCGAATGGCTTCTTCCTCTACCTCGTGCATGGTTCCGCACACACCACAACGGTAATACACAACCTCTTCCATCAATTATCCCTCCAATAGAGAACGGTTTTGCCGTCCTCTCCTTTTACCTCAATGTTCCTCGGGTAACCATCGGGGCAGTCATCTTTACAAAAGTGCATCAGACTGACAATCGTAAGATTTGTTTTGTGATTTCTCTCACACTCCATCGCTTCCTCCTTAGTCGGATACTTGGCATAACAATACTCACAACTGTATGCAACGTGTTCTTTCAACTCACTCACCTCCCAATAGGTTGTCGAGCCATTCTGACCGTTCTGCAACAAGCAGATTTCCAAGAATGGCCTCCAACACATTCACAACAATGCTGTTCCCGGCTTGCTTGTAGAGTTGCGTGTCCGAATTCACGGCTCGCGCTTTCTCAAAATCCTCATCGTCAAAACCCATGAGTCGCCAACACTCTTTGGGTGTCAATCTTCGTATTCTCGGCGCTCCTGCGTTGCCTGTCACAACCGCCTGCTGCTGAGAGCAAGTTAGTGTCTGCGCCACGCCCTTACCCACACGCCCTCTGCGGGTCTTGCTTTCCGGGTAAGAGAGGTTAATGCTGTCACCAATGGTGGCTTCCGCAAACCCTTTCTTGGTGGCTTCCGCAACCCGTACCACCGGCCTGTTGTCCAAAATCTGTGTCACTTGTCCTCCCCCTCCGAATGTTCTCAGTGTCGGTGATAATCCGGAAATGCTATAAACTCTAGCACTTTGGTCGAAATTGATATTCGACAATCTCCCCGCCAGTTCACACCGCATCACAACCTCTTTCCACAATGAAATTGCTGTAGGTACGCTGTCCTTCTTTCGTTGTTACGGTTTTCACAAACTCCGTACTCTCTCTTTCGATGGGTTCAAACCTATAACCAACACCGTTTTCTTTGCATCGATCGGAATGACTAACAAAACACTCCATGTATCCATCGGAGAGGAAATAGCGCTCATTTATCTCTTCCAAGGGTTCCAATACATCAACAAGACGCTTTTCCAGTTCAACGGGTTCCGGAAACGAAAACCCCTGTCCCAAATCCGCTCGAACACTCACGCAAAAGACTCTCTCTCTTCTGCGGTACACCATAGTCCGCTGCGGAAAGCACCTGCCACTCGTTCTTGTACCCCAACTCTTCTAACGTCCTGCACCAAGCCAGGAAATCGTTTTTGAACTTCTTCCCAACAAGGTTCTTGACGTTCTCCATGATGAGATACTTCGGTAACTCTCCGTCCTCTTTCGCTCTACGTAGTAACCGCTCCACCTCGTAGAGAAGACCGCTCCGTGTCACCCCCTGCACAACCCCCGCCTGCTTCCCGGCAAGCGATATGTCTTGGCACGGAAACCCATAAGTCCAGAGATCGGCATAGTCCAGTTTTTCAACCTTGGAAATGTCGCCGTAATTCCGTACCTCTCCGTAAATCGCCTCGTAGGACTTGATTGCAAAGCGGTCGATCTCGCTGATACCTACGACCTTGTGCGGTAACCCCATCCGTATGAGAGCCTTGCGGAAAGCACCGATTCCCGCAAACAACTCATTTACTGTCAGCATTACAGAACCCCTTTCAGTCTGAGTCCCCAATAGATGACGAACCCGCTCGAGGTGGATTTCCGATCAAACCATTCGGGGTGTCGTGCCAATTCAGAATTGAACTTGCGTGCCGAGAGAACGTATTCGCCCTCTGATTTCGCCCACATCTTGAAAGCAACGTAGAGGTCTCTCGCTCGAATGTTCCCGCCCCCGTCCCCCTCCGGGGTTCTCTCACAGCGGTTCTCAAGGAATTGCAGCACAACGTCATTGTCACGCTCGTAGTTGGCTACAACCTGTCTGAGACTGTCACCCATGGTTAACCCGCGCTCTTTGTAGTGCTTATAGCCACGTACCAACCACATGAAGATTCCGCTCATGCTCGATTTCTCACATAACTCTTCTTTGAGGTGGGTGTCCTGCTCACTCGGAGCAAAATGACGGTTGAACTCAACAACTCTGATTCTCTCGGAAGCGAACAGTGATTTGTCCGTAACCATCGGTAAATCATTACAGGAAAGCCAGAGGGTGAACTGCGGTTTGAACGTGACAGCCGATTGATACAGCGCCCGTGCTGAAATCTCTTCACCACCGGTAAGCTGTTTTATCTTCTCTTCGTCCAGTTTTCCGTACTCATTACTCTCTGCCATGGTAACGAACCGTCTACCCTTGAGTCCCGCCAACGTAGGGGACGCTGCTTCCGCGTCCTTCTGTCTGTCACCTCGGCAAATCATTCCGACCGGTGCAACGCTTGCGTACCCACCAAGCATTGTTTCAATGGTGTTCAGCAGCGTGCTCTTTCCGTTTCTCGTTGTCTTGCCGTGCAGAATGAACATGCACTCTTCGTTGCTCATTCCGAGCATTGAGTAACCGAGCGCTCTTTGAAGGAAATCGGCTTTTTCTGTATCGTTCTGCGTGACTTCTGCAATGAAAGTCTCCCATCTGTCGCACGCCACCTCTTTCGATACCGTGTGATTGAAGGCCGTCTGCATTGTAATGAAATCGTCCCACCGGTGTTCCCGGAAAGAGAAATCACGCAGATTGTATGTACCGTTGAGGCAGTTGATGAGATATGGGTCTGAATCGAATTCAACAGCGGAGATTCTCAACTCACCCGTAGCGTCCTTGAGAATTCTGTCTCTCATCCGTCTGTCGCCCATCCTATTGACGAAACTCAAGTACGCCTTACGGAGTTCCTCATCATCGATCTCACCGCAGTAGAGAATCATGAGTCGAACGAAATCCTTCATCTTCTCGGAGACAAGTATTGCACCCTCATCTTTGCGCCATGCCCCTTCGTGGTAGGTGTACCAACTGCGGTGTTCGGGACAATATCGTGCTTCCTCGGTGTAAACAAGTCCGAACAGGGTAGCCATACCTATTTCAGACCACTCAAACCCGGAACTGGAATCACCCCGACTCTCGGGACGTTGTTGCTTAATGAGGTACATTTTCTCGGACAGCTTTTCGTCCATGATGACGCGGCCGCTCCGCGTCTCGAATAACTCCGGCATCACTTGTCCTCCCGTACATCCTTTATCAAGTCGATCAAGTCTGAAAGATAGTCCAGGGTCTCTGGAATCTCGTCTATATGCGCGTTGTTGCACGCGAAATCCCAGATAATCCTTGCTTTTTCACGAGAAAGACCGTGTCCGACCTCTTCTTGAATCAACTCGTAAGTGTCATTGAGAACTTTCCCGTGTTCGATATTTCTTTTCTCTATTAGACGGTTGATTTCTTCACGATACTTTTCGTTGTTGACCTCCACCTGTTCTCTGTTCCAGTTCACACTTTTGTTGGCATCGAAAACATGCCCATTCGGAACTTTTCGTATGTTTTGAGGTCTGCAACTCATTTCGTAAACTTTGTAGAACCCGTCCCTGATTTCTTCCCAACTTCTACTCATGGTGTTCACCTTCTGTACCTTGTTATGCTGTCACAGATTGTCCGTATCTCTCCCGTGTCCAACGGCGGTACACACGCGGTGCTGTTCACATACAGCAACTCTCTGTAAATCTGCCCCTTCGTGTAACCCGTGTTGTGAAGGTATCCTGCAAGAGACGCCAGAGAAAGATTTCTTCCACCGCTGTGTATTTTCGGATAATCCGGTCTTATCGGGATTCTGTTGTTCACAATATCCTTAGACCATTTCGGTCTATATATTCGACAACATTTAATCAATTCAGAAGATTTATCTTTCTCTTTTTGTTCCGAAAAATATCGCTCAATCACATAATTTATGGCGTCTTGATTGTAGATAATTTCACTGTTGAGAAGAACGTCTCCTGTCATTATGAAGTAACGCGAGGTCTTGTAAATTTCTACCCCCGCGAGATTGTTCTTACCCTTGAACGGAAGGTCGCCCCGGAGCAGGATGTGAAACCCTCTCCCGCTCCTTGAGCGCTCCGTATAGCTTTGACATTTCGACACAATGTCGGCCGCGAGAGGTGTCATGAAACCGTCCTCGTCAACCCCCGCGTCAATGTCGATACCAACGTAACCATCACCTGCGAAAACGAAACCGCAGTAGTCGTAAAACCCTTTGTTGCAGGACTCCAGAGCCGTTTCAAAGTCAGACCAGGTATCGGGGTTCGTGGAAGAAGCAGCTTCTTTTTCCCACGCTTTCATGGGTACTTTGCTATCTTCCCACACGCACACCCACCGTTTCAGACTTCTCAACTCTTCTGGAATCCGTTCATAAGAGACCACGGTACTTGGCGACCCGCTTCTCACACTCCCGTACCAAACCCCATATCACGTCTTGGTGAACCCCGCTCTTCTTGGAGACTTGGTAGACGTTGTCCGGAATGGTGTCGCCCTCTTTGTATATTGTCAGAAGTTTCTTGCGCTCTGCCTTGGTGAAACTCTTGAGCGCCATGTGACAAGCAATCCAGTTGTGCTTCTCTGCCTCAGAGTTATAGATTCTGTCCTCGTACCGGGCGTAGAACCGCAAACAATGAGAAACGAACTCAGAATAAAACGCTCGACTCATTTACCCCTCCCGCTGTTTACTCGGTGTACTCCTCGGTGTCGAAACTCCACAAATCTCCTGCCTCGGTGTAACCGTCCGAACGTTCAACGTTCTCCTCTTCCTCAAGCACCCGCTCTGCGAACTCAACGGGAACGCTTGTAATGACCCAATCCCCACCCGCGCGGTGAAGTGCGTTTACCATACCGATATCATTAACCCTCAACCGTCTCTTGGTCTTTTTCATTCAACTCTCCTTTGTTCTCTCGAACTTCACGCCACAGTACTCGTACACCATATCCCTGTACTCCTGCAATGTGGCCTCTCCCTCGGAGAACGCTTGGTATTCGTCTATCAGCGCCTCCGCAAGTTTCGGTAACCGTGTCTTTGTTCCCCAATCGAACTTATCCCGCATGACTTTGATCGGGATTGACAGCAGAAGAAGCATTGCTGAATCCGTTGCTTCTTCCACCGCCTCTCTCTTAATGCGCTCAATGTCGCTGCGCTTCATTGTGATAACGGGGTCACTCTCTGTGTTTCTCGTAGCCCTGCGTCTTTCAGCCCGGTTCATGAGCCAACCCCTCGTGAAGCAGGCCAGAATAAGGAAGGGTGTCAATCCACTCACAGAACTTTCTCCACTCGTTCAGCTTGTGTCCCCGGCGGTACTCAAGCATGTTGAGCAGGTTTTCATAGGTCATCGTGACTGTGCGTTTCTGATTGTAGGAAGAGGGCAAAAGCTGAACCATGGCTTTCCAGTAGACGGTGTCCTTCGTCTTGAGATACATCAACCGAAGCCCGTTCAAATTCATGATAAGTTCATCAAGAACCCCCATTGTGTCGAGTTCCAGAACCCCGTCCTCGGTGACAACCAGGTTGGACAAGTAATCGCTAGAGAAATCTTCCAACTCAAACTTCTTCTTGTGCAGCGTGTGCATGGTTGAACAAGAATTGGCTGTCGTTCCGACCTTGTAGGTGTCAAACTCCTTCCACCAATACAGAGGCGCTGTGATATCCACCGAGACAAAAACCTGTCTCAAGAACTTTCTGTGCGGAGCACCCGCCATGATGAGACGGGTCATTAGACCAAGGTCGTTCTCACCAATCTCAAAGATATCCTCGAGCAACGGGTTATAACCGCTGTCCGATTTCTCCCAACTGTTGAGCGGGTTTCTCATACCACGAATGGCGTGCTTCCACCCCCACACCTCTGCCTTTTCAAACTTAATCATGTCACACCCCCTCAACGTGAGAAGCCATCATGTCAGCCGTGTGCGTCCAGAGTACGTTAGGGTACTTGTGTACCGCCCGTGTGTAGTATCTCCATTCCTCTTTGTCCGTGAAAGCGCCCATGTGATACCGAATGCACATAACCTCTTCCTCGGTGAGTCTCATGTACTGCGAAAGAATCTGCACCGATTTGTCGCCGTGCCCTGTGAGCAATGTGTCTGTGTTGTGTGTGTACATTCCCGTCTCCGGGTCAATTTTGTACTGATCGATTTTGCAAATGTCGTGAAACATTCCGACAAGTAAGGGTGAGTTCTTGTTCTCCCACTGTAAACCCATCGTGGCGGTGAATTTCCTCAAATAAAACGCCACCTTGCAACTGTGCTCAAACAGACCTCCCTCGTGATTACCGTGGTACTTAGTGCTCGCGGGGGCTGTAAGAAATCCCCTTGCCACGATATCGTCAATGGTGCTCTGAGGGACACAACCGTTAAGCACCCTTTCTAACTGCTGTTTGGTTGCGATCATTCCGTCTCCTCTCTGTGAATACTCCGATCTGCGCTGAACCCGTCCGGGTAGCGCTTTCTGAGTTTCTCAACGTTATTCTGCAAGACGTACTCAAGGGTATAACCCTGTGAAGCAGCGGTTGTTGCAAGATACCAGGCAACATCTCCCAACTCTTCAATCAGGTGGTCGGTGTCCAACCTGTGTCCCTGGAAAAGGTGCTTCTTCACAATGTCCGCGCACTCCCCGGCTTCACCGCAAAGACCCAAGACCCCGTTAATCAGTGCTCCGTTACACCCCACATAACGTCCTTCGGTTCGCAGTGCTTCCTGCTGATACTCATTGATTGTCATTCGTTCCTTCCTCCAACTCGATGAATTTCTTCAAGTACCAAACGGCCTTCTTGATATCCTCAAGTTCGTTCTTGTTTCTGTGTCGATAGAGGTACTTGAAAGCGTTGCACACGCAGAAGGCAGCAACCGCTTCCACCCCCTGTGTCTCCATCATCACCTCTATACACTCAAACTTGCCTGTCTCGTAATGAGACGGGTGATTCACGTTGTCGCTCATGGGTTGTCACCTCCTAGAAAGCAGGGGAAGGCGTTGCTCCTTCCCCGCCGTAAAATGGGTTATCCGAGCAGAGAATCAAGGTCTAAGCCGCCTGCGGGCTGTGCGGGAGCGCTCTTCTTAGGAGTAGGAGTGCTTTCCTTGCTTCCGAGAGTTCGTGCTCGATCACTCACTGTACCGAACGGATCGAAACTATCAGCCGGATACAAATTCTTGAGATGAGCAAATGTGACGTTCTTCTTCGGGTCTTTATTGCTCGGAAGAACGGTGTGCTCAACCGTTGCGCCAACGTAGTGATCCACAAGTTCTACGGGGTCAACGTCCTCGAGACCGAAGTCATTCAGCACGTTCTTTGCGAAGTAAGAGAACGCGTTCAGAGCGCCCTCGTTGTAGTCACCATCGTTGTTGAGGATGCTGAACCGCTCAATGTGCGTAGCGCCCGCTGCGTTCACCAACTTAATGGCGATACGTCCGAAATCCTCATCGTAGGTTGCCTCGTAAACTCTGAAAATGTCCTCACCCTCCGGGATGATGGAAAACCCGTCTCTCATCGGAATTCTTCCCATGTCTTCGTCCTCCTTAGTTCTTGTTGAGAGCAGTCTTAATCAGCTCCCAGGCCTGTTCCTCGCTGAAACCGGCCTTCTGAAAACCGCTGTAAAGCATGTAAACACCCCTGCACGTTTCGTCAATCCCATCTTGAATCGATGATATCTCCGTCTTTACCCCAAGTTCCGCCGCCATTGCTTCCAAAAACTCAATGGCGTTCATCTCGTTGTCCTTGTTGTCCTTTTTACCCATGTTTCCCCTCCTTACTTAACCGTCAGACGGTAGGTTTCCGATGCCTTGAGGTATTTCTCAAGTAAACCGTCTGCTTTCAGCGCATCCTTGTCTACGCTTGTTGTCTCCGACCGAGCCACTGTCCAAGTATAGATAGAACCCTTGACTTCCACCTTCTTGTCTCCTTCTCTGAACTGCCCCATTGCGTACTTCTTAAGCAACTCGTTGAGTTCCTTGTAGCGCTTCTCCTTCTCATTGGAAGAAGCAGCAATCTCATCCAACTCCGTCTTGAGCGTTTCTGCTTCCGCAATCAGTTCCTTGATATCCGTGTCAGCTGTGAGAGAATTTGTGCGGAGCGCTTTGAGAATCTCAGCGTCTTTCTTCTCATCGTACTCGGGAGAAATTCCCGTAGTAACGTGGTCGCTCCACCACTTTTCAACCGTTGCAACCTTCTCTGCGAAATCCGGGTATCGCTCCGAGACCTTGAAACTCACCGTGATTGTGTTGCTCACGTTCGGCTTAAACGCTTCCGGGTTGTCGTAGTCTGTCGGCGAAAGGAAAGAGGCCACCATGATTACATCATCAACTCCGTAGAGGTAGGCGTAGAGCGCCGCCTGCAATGAGTAGTATTCGGGAACATCGTTCTCCCAATCCTCGGCGCGCTTGGTGGTTTTCATCTCCAGAACAGCCTCAACGTTGCCATCCTCACCTTTCATGAGGTAGTCCCACATACCGCCGAGGTGCTTGTTCTCCTTGAAGAAATCCCCCCACGTCTGGCTGAAATAATCTTCTCCCCACACGTCAGACGGTCTGATAATCTCCATACCGTAGGACTGCTCCATGTAGGCGGCCTGTTTCGGCTCAATGGTTTTACCGGCAACCGTGTAGATCGTGTCCTCAAACGGTTTCTCATAGATCTTGGTGATTGCACACCACATTTCAAAATCGGTGCTCCAGGGATTCAAACCGAGGATTGTAGCGAACCTCGTACCTGTGACCTTCTTGGTCTTTTTCGGAGGGGTAATCTTGATTCGATTACCCTCTAACCACTCGATACTCTTCATCAACCCTCCTTTCCCATCACCACGGGTAAGACAAAGCACTTCTTTGAGTCACCCTGTGTGATATAGAGCGGTTCTTTTTCATTCGTCATAGACAGCACAACGGGCTTTTTCTTGTCAAACGCTTTCAGCGCGTTCAGAAGCAGTGCGGGATTGAGTCCGATTTTTCGTACACCATCTCGTTCGTCCCAATACTTGTCAATGTTCGGAAAAACACCGTGCTCAAGCTGTACAACCTCGCTCAACCCACCTGCTGTGAATTCGCAAGTGTCGGAACTCGTGTCCACCGTGAAGGAAACGGTCGGGTAAACCTTCGCGTCCACTTTTTTAGGGACTCTGATATCAAACCCTATTCCGTCCTCAATCTTTTCAATAATAGGTACGGTGACTCTCGCCGCTGTATGAGGATTCACCAAACTCACCTCAAGGTCATGTCCGTGAACCACACAGTGTGCGTTCCGCAGGTGAACCATCTGCGCTTTCGTATCAATGAACGCTTTTGCGAACTCCACCAATACATTCAACGCCTCAGTCCGCATCGAGAACTTGATTTCAGCCATTGTTGCCCTCCAACATAGTCGTGATTCTCTGAATCAGTGCTTCACAATCGGACTTGGAAATCACCGTGAAGCCATTTGTCTGAATTGCAATATCTGCAATCATGTCTTCCTTACTCGGGTCTGCTTCCTTCAAGCGCTTAAGAACCGCCTTGAGACCCTTGATCTGTAAATCACTCGCGCTCTCACTCGGAGCCGTGAGGTTTTCCTTCACTTCCTGTCTCTGCTCCTGTGTAG